TATGCCAATATCAAAACTACAGTTTAGGCCAGGAATAGATAAGCAAAATACACAGTACGGCGCAGAAGGTGGCTGGATTGATTGTGATAATGTTCGCTTTAGATATGGTGTTCCTGAAAAGATAGGTGGTTGGCAACCAGCCGTAGACAGTAATCTTATAGGTGCTGCAAGAGATATTCATACTTTTACAGACAATCAAGGAGACTCTATTGCAGCCATTGGAACTGATAGAAAGCTATATGTATATTATAATAACTCTTTTTTTGACGTTACACCACTTGCAACCACTCTTGCTGCTAATTTTACATTTACTTCTGGTACAACCACAGTAAACGTTTCAACAGCTTCTGCTAACGGAGCAATAGCAGGAGACTTTGTAACCTTTTCAACAGTGACTGGTGTAAGCGTAGTTAACTTCACCAATGCTAATATGCAGCAAGAATTTGAAATACAGAGTGTAGCTAACGCAACAACGTTCTCTATTAATGTAGGCAGTATTGCAACACCTGGTGTAGTTACTACATCTGGATCGGCTGCAGGTGCAGCATTTCAAATTAATATTGGAGAAGATACAACAACTATCGGTCTTGGTTGGAGTGCTGGTACTTGGGGCTTTTCTACATGGAACACACCAAGACCTACAGGAGTTATAAGTGCATCAGCTAGAATTTGGGCGTTAGATAACTTTGGTGAAGATGTTATTGCAACTATTATTGGTGGTAAAACATTTAAATTAGATACATCAGTTTTTCTATCAAACACAAATACAAGAGCCACGTTAATTACACAGGCTCCAACAAAATCTAATTTTATGGTGGTATCACCTCGTGATAGACATTTAATTTTTCTAGGAACACAAACTACACCTGGAACAGCTGCAACATTTGATCCTATGTCCGTTCTCTTTGGCTCGCAAGAATCACTTACGGACTTTGTACCAACTGCAACTAACACAGCAGGATTTCAACGACTATCGGTTGGTAACAAGATTGTAACTGCAGTTAGAACTAGAGGTGACATATTAATTTTAACCAATGTTTCTGCACACGCGATGCAGTTTGTAGGACCACCGTTTACATTCTCTTTTAAACAGATCGGCACCAACTGTGGAGCTATCTCTCCTCATTCTGCAGTAGAAGCTGAAAACGTCGTTTACTGGATGTCCGATGGAAGCTTCTATTTATTTGATGGTGTTGTTAAAGAGATACCATGTTCTGTACAAGACTATGTATTTGATGACATAGACTTTGAAGAAAAAGGAACTGTATATGCAGGAGTTAATTTAGACTTTTCAGAGGTCAATTGGTTCTACGCATCTGATGGTCAAAATTTTATTGATAGAGTTGTAACCTATAACTATCTAGAAAAAGTTTGGACTATTGGTTCACTTGCAAGAACTTCATGGGCTGCAAAAGATGTATTTGCTAATCCACTTGCATCTGAATATTTACCTACCTCTACAACTTCTGCTACACCTACTGTTATTGGTTTAACTAGTGGAGTATCAACATTGTATAACCAAGAGAAAGGTAAGAACAATGATACAAGTGCTATAACTGCTTTTATTACATCAGGGGACATTGATATAGTTGATGGTGACGATAGTATGTTTATTAAAAGATATATTCCTGATTTTAAAGATCAAAGCGGAGCACTACAAATGGAATTTTTAGTACGACAATATCCAGGGTCAACTCAAACTACAGCATCTAACACAACTGTATTTTCTACAACAACTAAAGTTGATTTGAGAGCGAGAGCTCGTCAAGTCGCTGTAAAGATTACAAGTAACACAGTAGATAGTAACTGGAGATTTGGAACTCTGCGTGTGGATGCGCAACTTGATGGTAAACGATAATGGCTAAACTAGATCAACCTCGACTTGCAAACGCAACTACAGAATATAGTCAAACACAGATTGACCAGATCATAAGAACACTAGAACAAATGGTTCAACAATTAAACAATACTTTTACACAAGATGCTGAAGATAAAGCAGAAGCACAAAATTGGTTTATGATAAGATAACATGAGTAATATTTATAGAGGAATTGTATATGCTCCAAGCACCGTGGCACAGACAACGGTATATACATGTAATGCAACTTCAAGAGCTATCATTCAAACTATTCAATTAACAAATCAATCAGGCTCTCATACAGCAGAAGTTTTTGTATATGATTCTTCTGTACCAACAACTGCTGAAATAAGTCATGTTGGTTTAGGTTCTAATGCTACTGAAAATTTAGCTAAAGGACCTATTGTTTTAGAAGAAGGAGATGCACTCTTGATTACTGTTAGTAATACTGCTATAACAGGTACAATATCAATATTAGAAATAAACAGAAGCACATTAGTATCATAATGAAAGAAATAAAAATTACTTGTGATTCAGAAATCACAATAGTAAATATTAAGACTGGTCATGTCTATAAAGATGAAGAAGAAGTAAGTATGGATTTGACTGCAAAGCCAGAAGACATCCGACGTGATGTTAAAATTATAGTTCCTAGTATTCCTATATTTAGTAAATCATGATCACTGGGGACAGCCTAGAATATGAATTCTTAATCAACGCTGTTAAATTATTAAAAGCACCGATTGGTGTAAGTGTTGAAATAGGTGTTCGTAGAGGACAAGGTAGTAAAACTATCATCGATGCTTACAGACAATATTTTCCAAAGGCCAAATTATATCATTTAGGAATAGATCCTTATGGTAACATAAATTATAGAACTGCAGATTCTAGCGTAGATCAAAAATTAGATTATACCAATGCAATGAAAAGAGATGCTCTGTTAGATTTTACAAAAGAATATCCAGAGTTTCATTTAGTTAATTTAGAGGATTTAGAATTCTTCAAACGATTCAAAGATGGTTATCCTGTATATGATGAAAATAAAAAACTACTTACTATGTATGAAGTAGTTCACTTTGATGGCCCTCATACTACAGAGGCTGTTATGAATGAAGTTAATTTCTTTTTACAAAGACGACCGAAACAATGTGTATATATCTTTGATGATATAGATACATTTAAAATTGACACTATAGGTAATCATCTAGTAGGATTAGGATTTAAAGAAATTATAAGAGGTGTGAGAAAGGCAGTGTATGAATCCTAAAGGTGGAACGGAGATACTACGAGAGCAGCTATTATCTAAAATAGATTTTGGTGATATCAATTTAATTACTTCTATCTGTCATCCTGATTTAGTTAAAAAAGGTAAGATTAATATTCTTTGGCAACATTTAAGTTACGATCAACCTAATGTACAAATGATGAAAGATAGAAAGTTTGTAGATTCTATCGACTATTTTATATACGTCAGTCACTGGCAATACAATAAGTTTAGACAGTATTATAAGATACCAGAATACAAATCCTTTGTTATCAAGAATGCAACAGATCCAATAGAATTAGTTCACAATCTAGGAGACAAGATTAAACTAATATATACCTCTACACCTTGGCGTGGTCTTTCTATTTTAATCAGGGCTATTGAGATTTTAAATAAGACAAGAGACGATTTTAAGTTAGATGTATATTCATCAACTAAAATATATGGAGATAAATTCTATGAAACAGAAGAAGAAAAATTTAAAGAGTTATTTGAAAAATGTAAGAACACTCCAAATGTTAATTACTTTGGATATGCTTCGAATGAAGATGTAAGAGACGCCTTATCTAATTCTCACATCTACGCCTATCCTAGTATATTTGAAGAAACATCGTGTCTTGCAATTATAGAAGCGATGATCGCGGGATGTCATACAGTTACAACGAATATAGGTGCATTACCGGAGACCTGTGCAGAGTTTGCAACCATGATTGAAATAGATTCTAATGGTAATGATCTAGCACAAAAGTATGCAAACACATTAGGCACCGTCATTGACAATTTTAAAGCGAATGTCTATAACGACGATATCAGAATGCAGATAGAGTATTACACCAAGTATTATACTTGGAAAACTAGAATAGAAGAATGGAGGAATTTTTTACAATATGTCAGAAAAGAAAAACATTAAACTATTCGTAGCAACTCCTGCCTATGGCCATATGGTCACCACACACTATGCAAATAGTTTATTAAAGTTTGTATCAACAAGGGATGAAGAATTAAACGTATCAACTGCAATTCATATTCAATCGGGTATGGCTCTAGTTACTCAAGCAAGAAATAATTGTGTAGCACATTTTTTAAATACAGATTGCACCCACATGTTATTTATAGATGCAGACATTGGCTTTGAGCCAGAAGCTATCTATAGATTAATTAAAAAAGATGTTCCTTTATGTTTAACACCGTATCCAGTAAAGGGATTCGGGTCAGGTGGTGGACTTCAATTTATTATACATTTCAAGGACCGGGAAAACATTAAAGTAGGTAAAGATGGTTTTGTTGAAATTACTGCAGGTCCTACTGGTTTTATGATGATGAAGCGAGAAGTATTTGAGATATTAGATAAAGCATATCCTGAAAAGAAAACTATCAATAAACAATTAGTTGGAAACAAAGTAGAGACTTTAGATAAAGGTTGGTACACTTTCTTTGAAACAGCACAAGATCCTGTAAACGGGTATCTAGGTGAAGATATTGCTTTCTGTAATCTATGGGTCAAGAACGGCGGTAGAATATACGCGGATGCTATGACGTCATTAACGCATTTTGGAACGCATGCCTTTTCAGGCCCTCTAAATCTGATGTTTCAGAAAAAACCAAAAACGGTTGACGAAGTCAAAAAAGATAAGTA